GCTGCAAGTAGCTGGGCAGTCCGGATCAGGTATAGAGTTGTCTGCATTGCGGGTGACTTTTCAGATCACTCACGGCACCCAGCAAACTCCGCGCGTCTTGCAAGCAAGAGTCTATAATCCCAGCCCATCGACCATACAGGCTATCGAAAAGCAATTCACCCGAGTGGTATTATCTGCGGGCTATCAGGGCAATGCCGCCACGATTTTTTCGGGAACGATTGCTCAGACCCGACACGGGCGCGAAAACCCGGTGGACACGTTCATTGATATCTTTGCATCCAGCAATGAACAATCTTACGCCACTGCCACGACCCAGCAGGTTCTTGCCCCGGGGTGGCAATGGAAAGACGTCCAGTCGCAGGCCGTGACAGATATGGCTGACGATAACATCGCCGCAGGCGCTTTCCCTGAGATATCTGGATCTGGAGCGCGCCCCAAGGTGATGTACGGTATGACGCGCGACATTTGCCGCGTTGCTGGAACAAGTACGGGCAGCGCCTGGAATGTGTCGGATGGGGCGTTAAATTTCAATCAGATCACCGCAATGCAAAAGGTCGGAGGCGGCAAAAGCATCGCATTGACACCAAAGTCTGGGCTGGTCGGCATTCCAGTGCAAGTTCCCGGCGGCGTGCAGGCGACATGCCTTCTAAACCCGGATCTGCAAGTTGGTGTGAATGTGACGCTAAACGAAAGTCTGGTTTTAGGGCAGCAAGCGGACCTCTCATACGGGGCGACCGACGGTGGCAATTTTGAGTACACCACCGACAATGGAGTCGCACGCCGTACCGTTGTGGGCCTATCGCCGACCGGATCTTACAGCGTTGTTTTCGTGGAACATATCGGGGATACGCGCGGCGACCCGTGGTATTCTACCATAACCTGCATAGCGACCGACGTGTCGGCGGTTCAATCCCGTTCGTTGTTGGGGGCGTTCTGATGACAGATATCCGAGAGCGTTATTCCGACAGAGAAGAAGAGGCGCGGGTATGGCTGGACAGTCTCCAGGCGCGCATGTGGACGGCGCTACCAGGCATAATTCAGGGGGTTACGTTCGACAATGGAGCGCCCTACGCCTCAGTCGCCCTTGCGGCAAAAGGAACTGCGGTGGCCGATGATGGGTCGATAAGCTCTCATGATCTGCCCGGCCTTCCCCACTGCCCGCTCTACTTCCCACGGGGCGGCGGATTCAGCCTTACGTTTCCCGTCAAGCAAGGAGACGAATGTCTCGTCATCTTCGCGTCCAGGTCCATCGACGACTGGTGGCAAAGTGGAAAGGGACAGACGCCCTATGACCTTCGACAGCACGATCTCTCTGACGGGATAGCCTTCGTTGGGCTGACGAGCTCTGCGCGTCCATTGGCGGGCATTTCAGAGCAGGGCGCTCAACTACGTTCGGATGATGGCGGCGCGGTCATCGACCTCCAGAACGATGCGATTACGATGACGGTTGGTAGCTGCGTTATGCGTCTTACCTCATCCGGATTGGCCGTAAGCGGCGGCACAATTTCCTCAGATAGCAATGTCCTAGCTAAAGGCATCTCCCTGTCGAACCATGTTCACCCTGGCGTGCAGTCGGGGAGTGCAACGACACAAAAGCCGGAGTAGTTCATGCGCCTGCGAATGATGGATGCCAACGGCGATATGCAGTTCGGTATCGGTCAAGCCGCGTTTGAGCAGAACACCGCCGCTGCGGTCGGGCAGTTAGTCGAAACCCGCTTGAAACTGTGGCTAGGAGAATGGTTTGCGGATACCTCTGATGGTGTGCCGTGGTCGACGCAAGTCTTAGGACGTGGAACCACCCCCACATACGACTCAGTCATTCAAGAGCGCATTCTCGAAACCCCGGGTGTGCAAGCGATTACCTCTTACCGTAGTACGCTAGTCAATCGCGCTCTGACCATCTCAGCAACGGTGCGGACACTGTATGGCGGCACCAATATCTCGACGGGCACCTGATGGCTTCCACCTCAAACATCTCGCAGCTCGCATGCACTGTGAGCGCTCAAGGGATCAGTGCGCCCGATTATGAAACCATCTTTGCGCGCTTGGCGGCACTCTATCAGGGGATTTTCGGATCTGACGTCGTGCTCGACAACAGCACGCAGGACGGCCAGTGGATTGGTATCATTGCTCAGGCTATCAATGCCTCCAACGCCTCGATGATAGCGGCATTCAACAGCTTTTCGCCAGCTACAGCGCAGGGCGTAGGCCTATCTTCTGTGGTTAAGATCAATGGGCTGACGAGATCAGTCCCTAGCTTCTCTACTTGCGACGTCATCATCACCGGAACCGTCGGAAAGACCATTTCAGGCGGAAGTGTGCGAGACACCACCTTTGGATACACATGGTCGCTCCCAACCGTTGTGGTAATCCCGTCTTCGGGCTCAGTAACCGTCACGGCCACCTGCACCACTGTTGGTGCAATTTCGCTCGGTCCTGGCACACTGACAGTCATCAACACCCCTACGTTGGGCTGGTCAAACGTCACGAATGTTTCGTCATCAGCGCCGGGAAGTCCGGCACAAACTGATGCATCCCTGAGAGTTCAGCAGGCATCCAGCACGATGCTTCCCAGTCAAACGGTCATGGATGGGCTATTGGGTGCCCTTCTCGCCCTTCCCGGCGTTTCAGTAGCCGAAGGGTACGAAAATGATACAGCGAAAACAGACGGCAATGGTATCCCGGCGAATAGTATCGCCGTTGTTGTTGAAGGGGGAGATGCCTCAGCGATTGCCACGATTATCGCCAATAAGAAAACCATGGGGACGCCGACCTACGGTACGACAACGGAAACGATAACAGACAGCGCCGGCATCAGCAGGACAATCAATTTCTTTCGCCCCGCTTCGTATCCTATCGCCGTCCAAGTAAATCTTACGGCACTCTCGGGGTATACCGACGCGATAGGCAGCATGATAGCCGCTCAAATTTCGGCTTATATCGAGGCGCAGACTGCGGGGAGCACGATATATACGACGCGCCTCTACGCGCAGGCATCCCTGCCAGATGGAACAGGCGGCTTAACCTACGACTTGAGCTCTATTCAGATGGCCGCAAACGGCGGTGCGATGTCGACTAATAACGTGGTTGTTCCGTTCAACGCCCTGCCCTCTTGTCCGACTTCGAGCGTGAACATCGTAGCATCTGGGACCACCTGAAATGTCCAGCGTCAGCGACTTCACTGCGCTAATCACTTCTGAACATCAGAGCAGCCCGAAGTTCGTTGCGACCATCGCGGCGAGCGTGGAGGGCTTTGTTGATCAAATCAATGTGGCCTCATCGGCGAGCGAGTTTTACGATCTTGATAATGCCGTGGGTGCTCAGCTTGATGCAGTCGGCCTCTGGGTTGGAATCTCGCGCTATGCGGCCCTTCCGATAGAGCAGTACTTCTCATGGGATACGAATGGTCTCGGGTGGGATCAGGGGATTTGGTACCAAATAGGCGACCCTGAAACAGAGGTTACGACGTTGGTAGACGCCGATTATCGGCAGGTAATTCGCGCCAAGATACTCTGCAATCAATGGGACGGCTCTCTGCCTACCGCCTTAACGATCGTCCAAACGGCGATAGGCAACAACGCGATACCCATTTCCGTAACCGAGCGATCTATGGCCGTCAATTTCGCGGTCGAGGCACCAATCTCTCGTGTACTGCAGGCCATACTTGAAGGCGGCTACCTCCCCATTAGGCCCATGGGGGTGAACGTCTCCTTCACATTCAACTGACAACTAACTTGCTGGAGATGGCTTATGGCTGGCTCAAATGGATTCTTGCCGTTTGCCTTTGGGGCGAGCGCTAACGTCCTTACAGACGCAGCATATCAATCGGCGCTCGCCGCCAATGGCCAATACGCCAACGGTGTTGTCCAAGGTCAAGCCTCTAGCCAGCAGGCGAACAAGACCTGGCTGCAGGGCACCTTGATGGCCGCGGTACTTGGCCAGATCATTGCTGATATGGGACAGAATGCGAGCGATAGTCAGAGCATTGCGACCCTCGAGCAGAACCTGATCGCAGCTTTGAGACGTTCAAGC